CACCATCAGCTAATTTACCAGCAGTTGTTTGTACTGGAGTCCAAGTTCTTTTCCGAGAAAGTAGTTTTTGATAAGGGTTCATTCGCCACAGTTACATTGAGGTGCAGGGTCATCATCCCTGTCATAAAGAATTGACTCCAAGTAATCATCCACCTCAGACTCATCCAGAGCAGCATAGGCGCTGGTCTTGTCTTGAGTATCACTCATAACTTGGAGCGAGTAATAAAGGGAGGTCTGCGGGGATTGCAGCCACTCTTCAATAAACGCCTCGTCATAGGTGATCACATCAGACCAACTATTGAAGCTGTAACCGTGAAGAAGTCCCGTAACATCAAGCATCCGTACAATGCCATCAGCCACTTTCTTGTAATCCTCCCAGCCAACATCACTGGCGATCTCTACGTCGCCGTAGTTATAGCTCTGAACACCAAAGGTTCCAGAGTCACGATCTACCTGACGAGAGATTGGAGGAGCGATCTCAGGACAGGTGGTGTACCCATCTAGATCAGTGTATCTGTAACTGCATGAAGCAGTAGGTGCAATCGCAAAAGCCCGCTCCATTTTGCTGTAGCGAGCAACCGCTGCAGCTGCATAGATACCACCTTGTAATTCCTTAGCAAGGATAGTTGCAGGAGTGTGCTCATAGTATTGCTTAGAGTTGACTTGTTCAAGTGCCTTGCCAAACTCTTTGTACGTCACACCGTAGTGACGGAGCAGGTTGGCCAGTCCAAGCATTCCGAGACCGACTTGGCGATCTGTCTGCGGAGAGAGATACTCTCCTGTAGAGTCAACATCTGTTTTTGCATGAAGGGCGCACAACTCTGACATTCCGTTGACGAATGCACTGTGAATGTCATTGAGTTCGCATTGACCGAGGTTGACATGTTGCAGTAAACAGGTTCCCCGTGATGGCAGGTACACCTCCAAGCAAACGTTTCCTCGGATACGATTACCATTTCTATCTACTTTTGTTTTGTTGAGCCAGATATCACCTTGCCGTATGCCTTGAAGCAAAGCATCTTTAGTTTCTTGTGTGGTGTTATCCCACCAATACTGGTTAATATTGACGCAACGTTTGATCCAAGGTAGATCAGACCGACTAGCAGTAATAAATTCCAGCACGTCGGGATGACTAAGATCAAGATGAGCAACCACGGCTCCATTCTTATAAATTCCTCCTCGCCTTAGGATTTCGTTGAGGGTGGAGTAGATCTTTGCAAAGGATACTGGGCCGCTAGCCACAAGTCCCTTGCCATTCTCATCTCCTTTAGGTCGGAGCTTGGATAGATGGACAGCCACGCCAGCTCCGTAGCGGAGAGCGTGGGAAACAAAACGCCAGGATGCTTCGATACCATTTGGTCCTTCCATTTCATCCTCCACTACAAAGACTGTGCAGGAGACAGGTAGGCGGGAGGTGGGATCGTCAATCCAAGATTGCACACGCCCAGTACGGGCGATTAGTTCTTTGTGAGGGGTGGACATTATTAAACGAGGTCAGTAAGTACAGGGGGTTGATAATTTGGGCCTTTCAAAACCTTTCCATCTTCACGCAGGATTGGTTGGCCATTCTTACCAAGCTTGGTCATGTTGCTTTGATGAACACGGTTTAGGGCTTCATCCAAATCCCATCCCAAGTTTTCTGCATATTGGTAGCAGACATATACAACATCTGCTAGTTCTTTTAAACATTCACTGGAGTTACGCTTATAGTCAAGAAGCAGTTGTTGATCAGCTTCTAGAAACTCTTTGAATTCCTCAACGATCAAATTCTTCTGCCCAGTCCGTGAAGCTGGCTTCGTACTGTTGTTGACCTGGAAACTTTTCCTGAACTCCTTTGCTTGGTCGCTGATGAAAGATTTCGTATTCAAGCTCATTCTGTAAATAGTGGATTGCTTTGCGAAGATCTGAGATGCGGCTGTCTTTATATCCCGCACGACATATGTATTTGATTGCGTTTCCTAAGTGAAAACTTAGCCCTTGATCCCGTATGAAGTCCCAAACTTGGATGGATCCACGTCGGTAGTAGGTTGGACCTGTGGAGTTGGTAGTGGCCATTTCATCAGTAGGTTGGTCATGTTGTTTCCAAGCACAAAGCACTGGCGTTGAAGTGCCATGAAGATCGTAATGATATCTTCTTTCTTTGTGTCAGGATTACGCAGTGCATCTTCGATCTGACGTAGCTTAAATTGTTGTTCTACTTTTAGATCAAGTACAGGTAGCGGGGGTCCAAAGAATGGGTTGTTGCTTGGCGAAGTCGTAGTCATCATTTTGTAAGATCTTTGCAAGTCTTGCATTTTTGATAGCGACCTCTTCCGAAAGATCTTTCTCAGCAAATGCAGTAAGGACGGTTTCCCATCTTGCTCCATGTTCATCAAGTAAAGCAGCTGCTTTCTTGATACCAATACCAGGAATTCCGGCGTATCCATCGGTTTGATCTCCTGCCATAGTTTGTATCATGTGCCATCTATCACCATCTTCTTTTGTTATATTTACTACACCCTCACTTAAGTCGTACAACTTACCCGGTATCTGACGCATATCCTTATCAGGACTACAAATAATATGTCCTTCATTTTTAGTGGCATATATTCCAATCGCATCATCAGCTTCTAAAGTCGGCATGACAACGACTTCGTATTCTTCTTTGAGTTTGTTAATGACTCGTCGATAGCCGCACGGTTTCTTACGATTGCGATGTCCTTTATATTCTGGATCAATAGATTTGCGAAAGTTGACAGTATCAGAAAAAAACAGAACACTGTCATCAAACCATCCAAGGTCACAGGCAATCCGGTATAGTTCCCGTTCGACCATTTCATAGGCCTCACTGAATCGGCTGGTGACAACGATGATGTCATCACCCCAGTCAATTTCTGTTTCGTTTGCGGCACAGCACTTATAGACAATAAAGTCTGCATCAATCAATATGCTCACTTACCTTGTCCTCGCCTAAGTTTGCGCCCGTGCGAGGGCAGACTGCGCTGACCATTACCTTGCCTTGTATGTTTGAAACGTGCTCTCGATTGAAATACCTTCAGAGCTAGTTGTGATCTAGATTTTGCTTTGGGTGGCATATGCTGTAGTGGACAAGTAGTCTATTGCAGACTTCAGTATTTCAGGGTCATCCCTAAACTTTCCAAGTCCTAGGTTGCAGTGGTCGCAAATGTACCCCCTGAATTCGTTTGATGTGTGGCAATGATCTAACACCCAGTTTTCTGTATGTTCATGACATATTGGACATGGCCCAGGTGGTGGTGGTGGATTCTGTTCTTTGAGTTGTTTTCTAATCTCTGATAATTTTTTAGTACAACTTTTACAAGTGTTTTTTCTTCCAGCTTTTGAAGTTGAAAAATATGGAAAGTCCTCTATTGGTAGTCTTGCCTTACATGCCTTACATACTTTAGTGGACTTCGTTCCAATTTGTTCCTTGCTTTGCCTCGGCTGCGATAGGAATCCTAAGGTTGTAAAATTCTCCAGCAGACTGAGCTGCCCACAATAAACTGAACTTAAGTTCTTCCGCATTCTCTTCTTTACATTCAAGCTGAAGTTCATCGTGGATGAACGCCAACTGATGAGCTTGTATGTCACAACGAATGATGCACTCATGGGTGAGAAGCATCCAACGTTTTGCAATGACTGCGGCTGAGCCCTGAAGCAAATAGTTCAGAGCTTTGTGAGAGCCATCACAAGCAATGCGGCGACCGTCAATAGCACTGACCGCACCTTCCCTTTCCGCCTTACGCTTAACCGCCTCAACCAATTCCTGCAATCCTGGAATTGCATCCATGTATGCCTTACGTATCTCTTTACCCTTTTTACTCGCAGCGGTTGTGGATAACTGAGGGTCATATGAAAGTCCGATTTTTTGATTACCTGCTCCGTAGAGAAAGGCGTAGGTAACCGTCTTCACTAATCGACGACTGATGCCTATCTTGTCAGCATTCTCCTGGTGAATGTCACCGTTAAGAAGTACATCTGCATATCGTCCTTTGTCGTATCTTGCTAAGTAATGAGCCAGCATACGCAGTTCAATACCTGCAAGGTCAGCACCTACCATGCACATACCGGGGCTAGCACAGAAGAGTTTCCTGAACTCAGCCTCGCTTGGCACTTGAGCTAGATTTGGTTTTCGATGAGCACATCGAAAGGTGTTGGTAGCAGTTTCACAGTTGTGATGTATTCGATTGTTTCGTACTAACTTCAGCCAGGCGTTGACTCCTTCCGTGAGCATCCCTAACTTTTTAGTTAGATCCAAACATCGGTAGAACTCCAATGCCATTGGCGTACCAATGTCATGTAGAACTACTTCATCAATGCTTGGTTTTCCCTTTTCTGTAAACTCAGTAGGCACCCACTTATAAAAAGTCTGCATGACCCACGCAATGTGGTCCCTACTTGATGGGTTAAAATCCTTCAGACGTGTGAAGGTACATCCCTCAACATAGCCAGAGCTGCTGTTATCCCGCTTAGGAGTAAATTCCGCTCCTGCAACGAAAGGATGTCTGTCTCGTAGAGATCTTGTAAGGTTCTCCAATTCGCAGCGCAAAGTAGATTCAAGGCGATGCGCTGCTTCTTCGTCAAAGTACCAGCCATAGATTTCTTGGTCGGAAAGGATTTGTGCAACCCTATGCTCTAGTGAGATCCATTCAGGTATGGGACAAAGTGTTTCCATAGTTTCTCTGTTACCTTTACGTCTTGAATCATGTAGTCCTGCATCTCCTGAGACCATTCTTTCCAATCCGTTGTTTTACCAAACTGACCTTTGTACTCACCTAGACGGTAACCGTATGCTTCCAAGGAGTGTCGTCCGTGGAGTTGCAAGGGCATGTGTGCCCATTTGTTTTCTTTGTCGAAGGCAAGCATGTCAGGGTGATAGCACCGAGACAAAATCAATGTGTCTATTGCCTTGATTTTTGAATCAAACCAAGGGTAAAGCTTTTTAATGACTGGAATGTCATAGCGAACTATGTTGTGGCCTATGATGCAATCAGCATCCTCAAGAAGTTGTATGCCTTTTGATATGGGCTGTTTAGATCCATTATCATTAAAGACATAACTCTCACCACTGTTGAGATCGGTGACTGCAATGCAGTGGATGCAGGTAACATCATGGTAAAGTCCGTCGGTTTCAATATCAAACACAAGATTCATTTCGGAGACCATACATAGGTCTTGTCTACGAATTGTGCTTTTGCTACAGCCTCAGGTGTAGGTGGTTTAGGAGCTTGCAGTATTTTTCCTGTAGGTAGATGTAAGTAACGTTCACCGTTAGAAGTCGGTGGTAGCGTCGAACTCTTCTTCTGCTTCAGTTTCATTGAATTTACATGTGGACAAGTCGTATGTCAGTTGGCACGCGATGCCAACTTCGCCTGAATAGCGATTTTTAAGGACTCGCACTGTCGTATCACTTCCTCCAGATGTGGCCTGTTGATCTCTTTCAAGCGCGATAACTCCGTCAGAGAGTTGAGCAATAGCTGCGCTTCCCCTGAGCTGCCCCAAAGTGACACGAGCCCCCTCTTCGTGATTTTTGTCATTAGATGTTCGACGTAGGTGCGATACAAGAAACATTGCCACACCTGTCCGCTCAACTAATGAGCGAAGCTTGGTCATGGTGGTGTCGATCATTCGACGTTCATCACCATCAAGCCCACTAAGAAGGATTGAGAGGTGGTCTAAAAAGATGACCCGTGCATCAAGACCTGCTGCCAGGTACTCAATTCGGTTGTAGATAAGATCAGGATCATAAGAACCAAAGCCGTCGAAAAGAAAGAGATTCCAGTTAGCAAGAGTATCCTGATACGCTTGGGTGAGAGTAGATCGGTCATGTTCTCCAAGGTGTAATGATTTACCGACTGCTGAGGACATCAGTCCCAGAGCGGTTCTACGGTTTGATTCCTCAAGAGCCAGATAACCGACCCGTTCTCCTCCTTGAAGAAGAGAAGTCGCAAGCTCCCTGCAGAAAGATGATTTCCCAATACCAGATCCTGCAGTAATTGTGACAAGTTCTCCGTATCGGATACCATGAAGTTTTCTTTGGAGTCCGCTAAATGGGTAATCATGATCAGAGGGTGGTGTAGGTGTGGTTACAAGTTCTAAGAGCGATTTCCCATCAACGATCCCATCTGGACGGTAAGGTTTTGCATTCCAAATAGCCTCACGAATCGCTTGAGAGTCATTGGCAATGAGGGCGTCAGACGCATCTTTGTAATCACCTTGGAGTGATGCAATCGTGCATTTGCCAGGTGGCAATACGCTTGCTGCCTCCTCCGTTGCCTTACGGCCTGCCTCGTCATTGTCGAAGAACAAGACAATCTCCTCATAACCCTGGAGCCAGGGGAGAGCCCGTTGAATCGACTTCTTGGCCGCTGCGGCACCGCTAGGTATAGAGACCATCGGCCACCCCGGCATAGCTTCACAACATGAAGCCGCATCGAGTTCTCCTTCAGTGATAACGACTCGTCTTCCAGAGGTTGGAAACAAATGTTGTCCAAAGAGGGCATCTGTGGTTTGTCCTTCATACCGAAATGTCTTGTCTTTGGTTTTTATTTTGCAGCCTTGAAGTATTCCAGACTCGCTGAAATAATGGAAGCGTAAGACAGTTCCATCTCTGTAGATTTTGTACTTCTCACAAACCTTTTCTGAAATGTTTCTTTTGGGAAGACGTTGGGCGGTCCCTTTGAGTTGTACATGGGGTGACATGTTGTTGTGATTGTGATTTGTGCCGTAACTATCAGTACGGTGATGACATACAAAACAAAAAGTGTGGCCATCGGAATACAACGCATTGCCATCCGATGACCCACAGTTTTCACATGGCAAGTGTCTTACGAACTCGCTGTTTGAGTCGTTCGTACTCATCAACCTGCTCTTTGTGATAGTTCAACCAATCATCTAATGCAATCAGAAAGCCTTTAATAATATTATCTCCATACATAGGATCTTTACCGTCAGCATCTGCAAGGCAGTCACTGAACATATCAGCGTAGAATTGAGGTGTTCCGTACGATTGTTTTAGGTCAGCCATTCGATTGGTATAGAGTGGTAGGTACACCAAGGAAAACCATGTTTGTCGGCCCACTTGGCGTATGTGGATTTGCTGCCTTTGTACAGCTTGTTAAATGGTGCTTGAAAGACAAAGCGAATATCTAACTCTGAATTACTTTTCTTGACTGCGAGCATCTTTCTTCGATCCTCAGTCGTCAGCCTTCCTTTTACTTCTAAGTAAATACCATTTGGTAAAAGAAAGTCTGGGGTGTAATTGCATTGGAGAATGTATGGAACTTTCGTCGATTCATATTCAAACTTTACCTTCAAGCTAGAGAGAAGATCAGCGACCTTCTCTTCTAAGCCTGAGCGATACATCAGAAGTCTTCGTCAGTCTCCTCAGCTGCAGGAGCAGGAGTCACATTGGGATCGTTGGACTTGTACCCTTTGGTCTGGCCAAACAATGCAGCTACTTCGGTTTGATCTAGATCACCAGTATCAACACCAGCAGAACCATTAAGAGTAACAACCTGCACCCCTACAAGCTTCAAACTTGTACCGTATGTAACTCCGTCTCGCAGGATGTACGGTTTCTGACGGAATGCAAGTTTTACTTTAGAGCCACTGTAGATAGGTGTGTTAACATCAGTAATTGGTGTCCCTTCCGTATCTACGATTGGCGGGCAAGTTTCTTCGTTCCAACTAAACTTGACCTTGTATTGATTGGTTGCTACTTCCTCCCAGGGCTCAGGCTTCAGTGTGCTGCGCTTAGGATTCTTCAGTTTAGATTCTGCCCATTTCAAGGACTCGATTCTATCAGCTTCCAAAATTTCAATCATCTTGCTGTCAACAAGAGCTGCAAGAGAAAAGCCAAATTTAGACGGCTTCATCACAGCTTGATAACCTTCAAGGACAACAGGCTGTTGTGTAACGTGGATAGTTTGTGCCATTAACAGAAAAAGTAGGTGGATTCAATCACTGACTGAGGTTCAAGCGTGTCAATGATTGGTGGTTCAGACTTGGCTCCAATTTGTTGTGCCCAGTCCGTTAAGTAGTCGTGCTCTGCAAACAAGTGCATGTAGGTCTCTCGTACCAAAGTGGACAGGATGCCCATGTCAGTTGCTCTGCACAACACTGAGTCGTGGATGAGTGCGATGGGTGCATCAAAGCGTAGTGTTGATAGATGCAAAAGTGATGCATCTAGGCTGTGAATCAGATTAGGAGCGGTTGCATTTTTGTGATGAGCTAGATCAACCTCATTTTTGTCGCCAACGCTGACCGATACTTTGCACCGTCCAAGCAGCTGTAGCTCAATCTCCTTCACGTCTTTCTTCATCAGCTTCTGATAGACAGCAAA